TCGATGTTATCTAAAAATGATGCATAGTACTTTGGTATATCACCAAGTGCCTGCTGCTTTGTAACAGCATCCGGGTAGTAATACCTATCTACCCATACTCCTGAATCCTGTGGGCTACCCGCTGAGAGCCAAGTACATAAATACCGGCCATTCTTATATTGACTCGGCTGATCTTGCTTAATGTAAACTTTATCCGCAATTTGTGGTGACGGTCCACTAAAGGCTCCGTTCTTTGTAAACGTAGTATCGTTTATATTGAGTTTAGTAAACGGGTAGATTGATGATGGCGCTCTAAAGATAGTAGTCGAGCCATTTTCAATATAAACATCCTTATCATAAAACGTATATATTAGTGACATCTTATCATTACCACCTTCTTCATTGCCTCCTGTGTCGAAGGTGTTATATGTCCTATACTTAAATGTTGGTATATCATCCAGTGCATTAAACAAGTTCGCGCCCCTCTTAATAAAGCCGTATTCTGATCTACTAGTATCTAAAGTAAAGAAGTTAAACTTAATCTGACCGCTGGTAATGTCTTGATCGTTATATTCGCAGTGAAATAAGTATTGACCTTTATCATCAAACAAACTTCTCTCTGTATCTATGTGTAGAGTATTAAGAGCGCCAGTCTTATATGAAATAAAGTCGTTGTTTTGTGATGTACCTATATCCTCAAAGTTATAGTCAACATAAATTGTGTTCTGACCACTAACCTCAACTCCACCATCACTAGCGACAAGTGTCATGGTAATATCTAAACCATCAGTCAATGACAGTATATAAAGATCACTATTATAGCATTTATATAAAAAGAGCCTACCGTTTTCGTCTATGTTATATCTAAACTTATCACTAGTCTCAACTATTGGCTGATCAACACTATCATCACCTCTAAAGAAAGCTAGCTTGTTACCGGCTTCATCCCAATGTAAAAAGAAATCATACCTTCCATCATTATGTCTGACTCTGAGAAAGTAATCGTCTAATAAATCCAATTCAAAATAATAACTGTTATTAAACGCACCAGTGTTTATGTCTAACACACCTATTGATCTTTGCTTACCACCTTCTTCCTGTGCACTAGTAGTGTTGTAGATATATATAAACTTTGATGCCTGTAAATCGTTCTTAAAGAACTCAAGCCGTGTAGTCACAGTCTCAAGCTTTGCTTTGAGAGTTGACAACTCCATGAAGTTTGTGAGTAAATCAGGCTTTGAGATGTAGTTTAAGCTGAAGTTGTTATTCTTCTGATCTTGTACATTATTAAAAGCCAGTATATTATTCACCCGGAAACCTTGTTCGAGGTTGGTTCTATACTGTTTAAACAGTCTACGCTCGTCGGGATAGACTCCATCCGGAAAAGCCAGGTCTCTAGTACTGTTATATATAGCTTTATTCACTGTATATATTTAATATAGAACCTTTGTTAAGCTAAAGAATAATTCTACGGTATTGTAATATCAATGTCACATCTCTGACCTACAAAGTTCCCTATCCAGTTCTCATTGTCAGTAAAGTTACCAAGATCATTTACAGGTGTTCCAAAGGCAGTGATTACGTCCGCCTGGAACTGAGACCAACTACTACCGTGAGTGCTGCCTGTTAGCTGTGCTCTAGTAAAGCTACCAGAGTTATCTACAGCAAAGTATACCTTTGAGTTAGGACCATACTTATCTAGACTTAGCATCCCAAACCAATCTTCTGTTCTGTTTTTCGTTATTCTAACTACACTTGCATCACTATCTGCAGTGAAGTTGGAGGGTAGTCTGAGATCGTTAAGGTTCTGATCGTTCTGCTGCATAATAAAGAACGGGCTCTTTGGATTACGTATCCTAAACGTTTCGAACCCACTGTAGTGATTACTAGTACTTGAACTATTTGATTCATCACAGAAAGATACATATATGCATACTGATATCTTGGTTGGTACCGTTACAGATGCTGTAATCGAGTCACCCGGCCACGATGCGCGTGCAGTGTTAACCACATCTATTCCATTATTATTCGGTATAACATAATCATAGGTTGCTGTATATGTAGTATTACCAGGTATTGTCGTACCAGTAAACAGGTTATTTGTATCAACGATATTTGTTATTTCAGAACTCTGTGTATCAGTAAGATAAACATCACTCTGTGGTGAGAAGTTCGGGTTCGTTACAGACACACTATATTCTATTGGAGCACCTTGCTCGTATGGCCCGGTGGATGTTACTACCTTCGAGATAAGAAGTCTCTTACGTGGAGTAATAGGTGTTGCGATAGAAGTACTGCAGAATGTTCCGATTTCAGAATCAACACACGCTACATTGTTAACCGTGCTTGCATTTACAATAGTATATGTATACTGAGCTTCTGCAGAAGCGCCATTAGCGATAGTTACATTACCAGCAAACAGACCGTCAACATCACTAGTTACTGTAATATTGGGCTGTAATGTATCTGTAAGTTGTATGTTTGTAATAGGCACTGTATTTGGGTTACTGACTACGATCTTATAAAGAATATCCTGCCCAATTTCATATGGACCTGTTGACAATAGCTCCTTGGTGATAATAAGATCCTTGGCTGCTACTGTCTGTACTGTAATCGTACTCTCACCCTGAACGCCAATACCAGTTGTAACCTTTGCTGTATTTGTTATACTAAATCCATCACTTATACCAACAGTAATAGAATATGTAACTTCCTCACTTTGACCAGGTGCTAGTACCTTATTGCCGGTGAACAATCCATAGCTATCAACAGTATTCTGTCGACGTGAAGCAGGTATTGTATCGGTTAAGGTAACGTTCTGTAGTGGATATTCACCATCACTAGTTACTACAATTTTATAGTCAATTGTATCTCCAAGTTCATACGGTCCGGTTGAGGTAACTGTCTTTCTAACAATAATATCACCCGGATTCGGAGGATTACACATAACTAAAGTAGGAATATCCGAAGTAACTATATCACCTGTAGGTGCTGGGTCAATGGTATTACCTACAAATTGTGTAGTACAGTCTAATGGCTCGAGCGGCTCGGGATACTCTTGTGAAACTACCGGATCATCGTCCTTACCCTCAACATGAAACGTATCAACTTTAATGTTAAGTGTAGAGGTTGAGTTTAGTGGTTTTGCAAACGAAACACCTGGCGTGAGCCTATCTCCCATACTTATATCTAGATCTACATCCTGTGTAAGTATGTTAACAAAATCAGTATCACCCGCACCTCTATAGTCTAAGTAAAGTGTTCTACCGTAATTACCAAGTCGAGCTCTTAAAATCTTTACACCATCACTTAGCAGATTAAACGCTCCAATACCACTTGTCTGTACAAAAGCATAATTATCTGCTGCACCACCTCTAACAGTAATCGAGTTTGGTAGTAGCTCTACATCATTTAAACCTGATCTTGTTTCACCTCCAGGCCATACTGTATTCGCTGCAAACATACCTCTTGTATCTAGACCTATACCTATAACACCGCCAGTCATACCTCTCGCGTATGAAAACCCGGGTACTGATGTTGAGGTGCCTGAATAACCGAGATCAATACCACGTCCGCCACCTTCTATAGGGACACTAGAGTCTTGAAGAAAGAAACAAAGACCATATTCATCAGCACCGTTCCAATTTACAATCTCATACTTAATCGACCATACTATATCAAAGAAAGGTGAGAACTCACCGTCACTGATATTAACAGACGCTGCGTCAACTGGTAAATTGGTAGGATAATCCATTCTTATTTATTTAATCCCTCAGCATGAAAACTAAAGTAAAAGAATCAGTGTCACCTACTACTGACTTATGAACCAGCTGATATCTAAACTTCCTTAACTCGTAGTTAATTACTTTTAAGTACTCTTTCTCTACACTAACAACAATACTATCTCTGGTCTCATCAACTAAGACAAAGTCGGTGAACTCCTCTAATAGAACGTAAGCTTTTGCCTTCGATAGCATGTAAGTATTTAATCAAATACTACGATATAACCTGGTAAGTAAGTACTTTGTAGTTAACACCGGTAGATGTACCAGCTCCATTAAATTGAACCACACCATTTGAATCTGTAGTTAAAGTTACAACTCCACCCTGATCAGTTGGACCTGGTGTTACTCCACTAGAGCCCCAACCCGCGCTCGTGCCAACAGCAAATCGCTCAATTACTGAGCCCTTTGTACGGAAAAGCGTTCCAACACCAGTACTACCACCATATACTTCCATCGTAACCTGCGCTTTATTACTACCGACAATACTACTGAGGTCTAAGTCTTGGAAAGATGTGGTGACATTAATTGTACCACCACTGTGATTTGGGTCTTTAAGACCACCAACACCACCAACGACAGCAGTAGTAGTCATCTTAAACCAGTATAAGTTAGTATAGTTAGTAGTAGTTCTTACAAATTTATACGTGGCTCCAGCTGGTATTGTTATATCACCAACAACAGTCGAGTAACCAGTTGGTTCTTGGAAGCCAATTTCTGTAGCAAAAGGTACCGATACATGTGTAGTCTCACCGGCGTGTGTTATATGAGCTGCTAGATTAATATCATCCGCCGATCCAACGGCTATCTTTGCAAATTGTCCCCTAATAACTAGTGGTGAGCCTGTACTATTGGTATACACTGATGTTTCTAGATTACTAGCTTGATCGAAATCATATGTACCGTCTGTAACAGCTTCCCATTTTTGATCAGCGATAACGGCATTTGCCTGATTAGACTCGATACGTACGTTAATTTCTAGGTCCTGCACTGCAGTAGTACCTTCTTCTATACTAAACGTAAACCCGGCTGCTGTTTTTTCCGTAATAATAGGATATCTCATATTATTATCAGCATTAACACTTCCATTAGATATTAGCTCAAACACTACATTGTAGTTATTATTCGGTAGAGACGAGTTAAATGTACATTCAAAAATATCATAAAAACTAGCACCATCGGTACCTAAATCAATTGTTGTAAAGTCGCCGGTTGTAGGTACACTTCCACCAGCTATTGGACCTGGATTACCAACATCAATCGTACCATACTTCAATAGTGATGAACCACCACCAGTAACTTGAGTTGTACCTCCACCACTAACGGTATCAACCCACTCAAACATTACTATACCATCCGCGGTTTTCGGAGGGCGGCTGTTACCTGCCCCGTTTGCATGCATACCAGAACCAGCCGCGGGGTACGCTCCCCAAAAACTAGCCGATCCAACCGATTCCTCATTGTCGCCATTACCATCAACTCCTTGCGATGCTCCTGGTATAATAAAGCTGCCCTGTGATACTACCTGATTACCGGCAACAGTGTATGCTGTATTAAGCGTGCCTGTGTTTGGTGATGCGTTCCAGTTAAATGTGTTAGAGGTTGTGTTTGGGTGGTCAGCTCCGTCAGATCTAACCAGCACAGTTCCGTTATGCACTATCTGCGTGTAATTGCCGGTGGTAACATCTGAACCTACACCTTCACCAACTGTGAGATTTAAGACCGTGCCTACCGGTAAATCTAAATAACCAATACACGTACCAGCACTAGCGCCGGTGTGCCTTACCGCACCACTACCACTACCAGTTACATAAAACTTTGTATAACGAGTTACTGTTGTAAATGTATCAGTACCTGCAGTATCAAAGGCCTCAACACCAGGCGGTACAGCTACTGCAGCATCTGGCTGACCAATTACAATATCACCTACAAGTGGTGAGAAAGCTGTATTTGTCTTATTAACACCATCAACTGTTGCAGTGAGTGGTGAGACTACCGTCAGTGTTGGGTTAGCAACAGTATCTGGTATGGCTTTAATAACGTAAATCGTACCCTGCGCACTTAACGGTGATTGTGTAGATGGTGTTGTGGTAGCTGTACCTTTTAGTACCCAGTATTTAGCCGTATAACCACCACTATGTCCTATTGATGCGCCAGGTTGTAAGATAGCAACAAAAGGCCCCCTATCCCCATCGTCTGCAGGGTGTATATTTAACCATGGATCAGTATCCGAGTTACGAATATACATCGCGCGGTTATATGATAAATTACTACCTGTCGTAACGAACCAGTCGTCGCTTGTATTATTTTTAAGTACCGGGTCAGCAGTTGTACCGTCTATATCCCCTACATCAATTGCAACATACTCTGAGCCTGTGTATGTTGTATTACTGCCACTACTACCACCACCGCTAGCGGGACCTCTCAGCTCCCAGGTATAGAAAGAAGTCAAACCTGTTCGCTCACCGGTTTGAAAGAAATATGTATATTTTTCACCTGGTGGAATAATTACAGTACCGGTACCTAAAACCCCACCACCAGAGTTTGTAGCACCAATAAGCGTTAAGTTACTATTCTGATATATAGTTGTACCGTAGTTAACATCCCCTAGAACAACCCGGACCGTAATTGCGTCTTGCCCGTCTTTTTGGCCTTGCGCGTTTATAACTAAATAATAACCTGTGTCATTAGTATATGTGGTTGCTTGAGCCTGGAAACCACCACTAGGACCATCAAAACGACCAATACTGCCGGGCCCCGCCGTCCACACTGTACCGAAGTTTGCTCCACCACCTAAATTAACATCTGCACCTACTTTATAGACTTGTGCATTATGTGGATCTGAATTAACACCGTAAAGAGTGCTGAGACTATAATCAGGTACTTTGAATGATGCACCTGGGTTTGTTGTTCCATAATTTGTGCCAATAACATCAAATAGATCGGAGTAAGTTGTTTGTGATACTTCTTGCCCGTTACAAACAATATAGCCTGTTGGTATAACACCACCTGCAGTAAACGGTAAAACAGCACCAACTGGAATAGGTCCATTCTCACTGTTATAGAAGAACTCCGCAGCACCAACTGGGTCTTCCCACGTAAGGACACCACTAGCGTCTGTTCTTAGATACTTACCACCTAACGCATTTGTAGGGAAGGTAAACGCCTCACTAGACGAACCGTCGTAAAATCTAACTTTACGTGGTATATTTAAATAAGCCCAGCCAGCAGTGTTAATTTTATTAAAGACTACTGCAGTATTTGTCTGTATTCTACCGTTAGTATCTATACTTAAGTTACGTCCACATGCATTTGAAAGTATATCACCAGCATCAACAGAAACATCAATATCACCAGTACTTTCAGTAAGAGATGATACTCTCTCCCATGTACCGGATCCCTTAAACGCGCATAGGCTCTTAGTATTTGTGTCAAACACTAAATCACCAGTTAAAGCTGTAGTAAACGTAGCAGATGGGTCACTGTCTGAACCTAGATATCTATTACCAGCAACAACACCACCAGGCTGACCATTACCGATAAACAATCGCTCTGTATCAGTCGTATAACCAAGCTCACCCTCAGATAGGGAAATATTACGTCTATCAGTATCAGTACCTCTACGTACGAGGAGCTTTAATAGAGTATTTTCTAGAATTTCAATTTTTTTAGCCATGTGAAAAAGTTATTTTATTGTGGTGGTAGGAATACAGGAATCGCTAGCTTACCAAGTGATGTCTCGACTTGAATAAATCCAGCAGATGATAGACTTACTGTATTTGTACCTGATAGAACGTCAATGATTGTCTGATCAGTATATGCTGTCTGTGTAACAAAACCGTTATACGGTGTAGCACCCTCAGCACATAGTGATTGTTGTAATGACGATTCAGTGTTTGTTACACGACCGTATTGATCGTATGTCAGCGTACCAAAGGTATCAAGCGATCCAGCACCAACAGCTGATAGTGAGAGCTGTCCGGAGAATGTATCAAGTGTGATAGTACTAGTATCACCACCTTGTACAACAGTGTCGAGTTTATTACCGGGTGTAATCTTTAATCCATCACCGAGGCTATCAGCACTGAGTGATGGTACATCAACAATACCGTTAGGTAGTGCTTCAAGTGTAAGGCTGTTACCAGCAAATCCAAATTGTGCAACATTTGCATCAACGGTTATAGTAGTACCACTACCACCAACTAATCCGTTACCAAGCGCTGTAGAATTAATATGCTCTTCGTCAATAGTCTGTACTTTTAAACTATTAGCATCTGTTACTATAGTCTGATTGTCGACGTTAACTGAAAGACCACTTAAACTATCATAATTTACACACCCTGTTATATCAACAATATTCGGGTTGATCTTACCAATGGTGATTCCTTGATCAGCTAGAGTTAACTCGTTACTTACATCATACTCGAGAAAGGTAGTATCTGGCTTTGTTCCAATGAACGTCCAGTTTCCGTTAACAGTAGGACTACTACCCGTTAGCTGGTATAGCTTGTTACTTTCATAAACGATGTCATTAGTAACCGCGCTAGTTATATTTGTTTTTGCACCTAATTGTGGGTGAACCTTATTACCTATAACTGCACCACCAACTGTGATACCGTCACCGATAAAAACACGCTTAAAGTCAGTAGTATAACCCAACTCACCCTGCTCCAATGTTACAAGCTTACGCTGTGAATCTGGTCCACGTCTAATCTTTAACTTTACTATTTCAATATCTGGCATATTATTAAATTAACTTGTTCTTTCCCATACATAGGCACCAAACCAAGGTGGGATGTTTGTGTGTGACGGTGTGTTTGACCCTCCATTATCAAACTTAACCTTATTTGTCGTGCCAGCTGGGGCCGAAGCACTTGAATTATTAATGTAATCTGACATTTGTGAAGAGGCTACGGTCGTGAAGGCTCCAGATGGCTTAATCCACGAGTCAATCGAAATTTGACCAGTAACTTTCGGCACTTGTGTAGCATCTAAAGTAACATTATACTTACCCTGATTAGTTTGATTATTATCATCACCAGCAACTATAGCTACACTATCTGAACCATCATTTCCGGTTCCTACACCTGCTATAAACTTACCTTTCGCGACCTGATCCCATTCTGTACCTGGATATGAAGGCCCGGTTGAGCTAGCTGTTATTACTATTGCACCAACTGGGTAAATTAAATTAACGATTTCCTGTACTGATCCTTGATCTAATCCACCACTACCAACATCAATTGAATCTGCATATATTGTACCGGTGACCCTAATACCCTGACCATCGCGACCTACTGATAATGAGCTCTTATTACCTATACCATCGTAAACTACCTTTAACCCTGTAGCTGGTATCGGCTCACCCTGCGCGTGCAATACACCGGCATAGGTTGTACTAATGTTTGTATCTGTTAAAGCGTTCGGCATATGTTTATATTTATGCTAGTGCTCTAGTTTTCAACCATTTTTAATCAGCTACTTTTAATCGTCACCGATTTAATAAAGCAATCCAGATTAATGGCTCCGCGGTCATAACCTACGCCCCAATCTCTAAGGCTAAAAGTTCCATAAGCACCATTATACATTACTCCGGGACTGCTCTCCGCGTTTCCTTGACGACTGATAATTGCTAACTTTGCGCCTTGGTCACCTGTGTTGAATGAAAAGCTAAAATCACCATCTCGACTCCGTGTTACATAGAGTGGTGCGACGCTGCCAGTAAATACACTATAACCGGGTAAAGCGCCAGAGGGTGAAGCGTTTGCTCCAGTTGTATTCATTAAACATGGTAATGAAGCTACACCTCGCCGTTGTGTAGTACTGCCTGCAAAATCAATCAACCCGGAAAAAACCAAACTAACTTTTACATTTGCAGGGAAGACTAAGCACTTGTTAGTACCACTTGTGATACCATTCACGTTTTGTGCCATACATGTATTAACTTCTGCTACTGTAAATGTACCAACACTCATAGCTAAGGATGCATCCCCAACAGATGTAGAAGGTAAAGTTATCACACTTTGCCCTGAGCACTTACTTACACCATACCTAGCTGACCCTGAATTTAACTCCATTTTTGCAAAAGTGGGGTAAAATAACTCATTAATACTAATGCCTTGAGCTGGTACCGGTATAGTAGACTCAACACGTACGTTGATTTGATTGTTACCAACATTACTGACAGCTCCCTCTTCTACATTAAACCTAAAGCCGGCCGCTGTCTTATTGAAAACAACGGGTGTTTTCAAATTATTATCTTTATTAATATCAGGACCTTTTGAAATTATTTCAAACATCACGCTGTAATTATCGTTAGCTAGTGATGTATTAAATACACATTCAAAGGTAGTATCATGAGTATCACCTGCAATGCTATTCGAAATGACAGTGGTTGTAAAATCCCCTCTTGTTACTGGGTTTGGAGCGACTACTCCAATGTTACCAGCATCTATTTCACCATACTTAATAAGTGAAGATCCTACACCACCACCAGGTCCACCGTGCTGTACAGCGGTGATATTAAAGTATGCATTCAATCTACCACTAGCATCTTTTGGTGAGTTAGAACACTCTACAATAATTTTCGTCGGATCTCCATTGACGTTATTTTTAAAGACCCTAGCAATTGCCTGATCTATTGCACCGCCATTAGTAGTATCACCGTGATGTGCATAAGCAACCTGTATAAGAATCGGACCACCGTTTGGGTCAAACACACCGTCACGTGCTAATATGTTACCCCTACCGGTGTTGGTTCCCTGATTTAATAACCCTGGTTGATTTAAATCAACATATTGATAACCGGTTGTGGCGGCTGTACCCATCTCAGCTGTCGTAGCGGGTCTACCCTGAGCCATACTAATACTTAACTGTGCATTAATATCAGTCCCGGAGCCAGATGTAATCTGTTCTGCACCTAAAATATTCCAACTCCACGTTCGTGTGCTACCTTGATTATTGATGAGAGTAGATAGAGTCACATTAGATTGATTTTTATTTATAGGTATAAATACTAACTTTGAACCAACACCGGTACCGGCACTAGTCTGACCATCAAACTGTGCAATCTCTTCTGTAGAACCATCTGGCATAGTGCTAAAAAATGTAACACCACTATCTGATAGATATTCACCATAAACCCTTACATATATACCTCTAATATCACTTACTTCTAGACCTGGACCAGTAAAGTCAGCCACATTATAGTTAATGCCAGGTTCGGCTGTGGTTGAGGATTGCTGTAGATTTACAGTACCACCAGTAAGACCAACATACTCCTTATCACCTGTACCACTCTCAGCACCTATAATAAACTGCTCAGCACCTAAAATCTCATACGCTATATAATCTACTCCATCCGAAATAATATCAAGTTTAAAACTTGGTTGGTACTTATTAATAGGTAAAAACCGAATTAACTCTATAAAATCATGACCAACGATATTATTGATCTCACTAGTCTGAAAAAACGGTCGCAATGTATTTATGTCATCTGGTAGCGTAGCATTTATAGTAGCACCACCATCACTTGCTCTGCCCTTACATCTAATATAAAGTCCACGTATCTTACTACTATCAACACCTACTCCTTGTAAGTCGCTGATCTGATATGTATATACACCAGTTGTATTTTGAGATAAAGCTGTTGCACCACCTGTACCGGAAATACTGACGTATTCCTTATCACTAGGAGCACTACTTATACCACCTGTAGGTTCCTCCCATACAACTTCACCTGTAGCGTCACTACACGTGAGAACCTTACCGGTAGCAGGTGTACCGTAGCCATATCTCATTTGACCGTCAAGATGTAACTCACCACCTACCTCAAGCGTACCATCAACTGAAGCAATTCCTGATAGTGGGTCAGCAGTATTTAGAATAGATAAGTTTAATACCGTCTCTTCACCGAAACCATCATATACACGCTTTGTTGTTGACGCGTTAGGGGATAATCCACCATCACCAACATGCAGCAAGCCTTCATACGTATCTTTTATCTTTAACCCTGTTAAGTTCTCATCCGCCATATGTATATTTATTACACGACGTGGATTTTACCAAGCAAATTAACTAAAATCTTCATATGATGTTTCCCAATCATATGTACTAGTAGTCTCCCAGAACGTATCCTGAATTTCCCACCTGTTATCATCAATTATAGAACTTACACTTACTACTGTTGTGCCATAGTTTGATGTACTTAAGGTTGCAGTGTTAGTGAGCGTGCTATTGTTATCACCCTGCGTCACTAGATACTTATATCGTACAAAATAACTCTCAGCTGGCGCTATATCAATACTACCTGTGAGTAGTTCGTTTGTACCAGAGACGTATGTTATAGGTGTAAGGTCGTCAATAATAGAGACGTCAGTAATTGTAATAGGTGTGAGGTTTAGGATAGATATATCATAAACAATCTCATCACCAACCACATATGGTCCAGTACCTACTGTTGATTTGGTGACTGCAAACTCACCTGGTGGGACAAGCGGTGTCACCGTCTCGTCAGTAATCGTAAACGGTAAATTACCACCAGTTTGTACGGTAATAGACGCTTGGTTACTTACATTACCATTTAATACATCAGACGCTGTCACTATATAATTATACTCAACCGTCGCCGCAGCACCTGGTGTAAATGTTCTACCTTGACCTAATATACCGGATAAATCACTTGTAACTGTTATTGGTGAAAGAATATCACTAACCTTAATATTGTCTACGTTAGATCCACCACTGTTTGAAACATCTACTCGATATGATATGGTGCTACCTAGGGTATAGATTGTATTTGACGTTACACTCTTAGCGATATTCATAACACCTGAATTATTAATATTAATAAAGTATGAAGCCTGCTCACTTATACTTGGTGAGGTAAGTGTAGCGGTGTTTGTAATACCACCAGCAGTATAATCTGCACCTTTAACAACGTAATCATAGGTAATAAGAGAAGTAAATCCTGCGTTAATGCAAACACCACCAGTTAGTAAACCTAATGGGTCACTAGTTATAGTTATCGGTGTTAAAGATTCAAAAAGTGTCGCGTTTGATAGATCTGTTGTACTGTTATTAGTAACAGCGACCTGATATGTTATAGTATCTCCCTCAGAGTACGGTCCCGTTGATATGTCTGTTTTACTGACTGTAACTGATGCAGGCGCGGTTGACGTCGTACAAACGAGTGGGTTGCTGATCGGGTCAGGTATGGGAAGTGAGCCAGGCATATTATTATTTATTAACTATGTTATTGTTCTTCACACTCAAATAAATCTAAACCATCGTAAAGAGCATTTGCAAAGATGTTTGACATAACACCATTCTCCTTCGACCATTCAGTATACGTATAATCACTATCAATAGTGGTGTTCTTATCCTTAAAATTAATAACTGAGCCTTCAATATCTGTTTTCTCGTAAGTTGTCTTATAGTAAAACTCATAAACATCAAACAATGTACCGTCACCGTCAAGTGTTAACGGCCAACCCCAGCTAGCATTGTAATCACTTAAGTTATAGTAACTCGTACTAAATAATAAGCTGTTATTTGATGTTAGTGTTCCTTCAATACATATTGAGAAGTAGCCAGATTCTATTTTAATTGCGGATAGTGACTCTGTCTGTATACTACTACATGAAAGTGTGGAGATACACGATGAAATATCTGATGTTGGATCAAGCTTTATATTAAACAACGGCGGTGCACTACTAGCACAAAGCGGAAGCATGGTGTTTAGTGTAGTCCACTTACCACTAAACTTCTCAAATGCAACAATATCGAACCCAGCAAATAACACACCATCTTTTGGTATGGGGTCACACCTATCTGCACCGTAGTTACTATTATCACTATAACCAAACGAGTTAAAGTCATCTCTATTCTGATTAACATCACCAAATAATCTTGTCTGACTTATTGATAGTAAGTCCAAAAGTCTCTTAACTTTAGGTGGTGTTGAATATCTGTTTATCCTCGGGAGGTCTACAGATTTTAATATACCTGCCAACTGATCAATGTTTGCATAATCGATAACCGAGTTGTTATCAGTGAAGTTTTGTATCTTTTCGTATGTTCTTTTACCTATTGAATCTTGCGCTGACTCAATATTACCGAATATACTACCTATAAACTCATTAATGAGCATTCTACTATCTGTAAATAACGGCTGTATTGCAACATCCTTAAACACATCTGTAAAATCAATGTCTTCGCCATGCTTTGCTACAACATAATGGTCTTTTGGGTAAATGGTAAACTTGCTACTTGTTCCAACTAATGTATCACCATCGTATACTGTAGTAACGCGTACATATACATCCTTAATAACAGTATCTGTATCTACACTTAAATACCCCTTAAAGAATCCACCAGAGTATCCAGCAAAATAACCTGGTACAAGATCACCAGAGATACTATTAAAGTCTGAACTAAAGGTAGCATCATATGTTGTTGTACCATCAGTTAATGTTACCTCTAGAGGTAAGTGGGCACTTCCTGGTAACGGCTCCAGCTCCATAACAGGTAGACTCTTCTGAGCAAACCCCTCGTCATCCTTTATCTTAACTACAAACGGTATACTCGTACATGCAAACTTGACTGGAGCGATATTAAATGTATCAACCGCAATACCCTCACCGTCAATACCATTAGATGTTACACTGAGACTCTCATGCGCGAGATTCTCACATATCTTCGCTGAAATACCGTATGTTGTTGTATTTGTAAAGTCAAATACAGAACCTCCTTCAAAGCCAAAAGACATATTGTATACACCTGGTATATCACTTCTAAAGTAAACCTGGTTTGTGCTAGATACACCAGCAAAGGTTGAGTTCTCTACTTCAACTGGTGATGTAAATAATTGACCACCGGAGGCGTATGCGTAAATGTTATCATACTCAACAACCTGCACAGCACTTATCGGTACATTCTCTATATCATTAATTGTTTGTAGCATAGTATACGATGGTATAAGATGCCCGTAAGTTTTGTTTATTAAACCGCTACCAAACAGGTCGTAATCCCTCGTAAAACTCTGTGAATCAATATATGTTACAACTGAAGGTGGTCTACCATTTTTATCAAACGATCTATATGAATTATATTGTGTAACATTAATAGGATTTTTAACTTCACCAGTTAAATGGTTAATATCACATGTATTTTTATCTATATCAAGTAGTATTCGGTCTTGAATAAAATCAAACACATCAATCGTAACAGAGAACGTATTATAGTAACCGTTACCGTCCCTATCATAAAGATAACTACGAACTCTATATTGACCAGGCTTCTCATACGCGTGGACACCTGTCAAGGCCTCCATTTTTGTACCATCACCGAAATCCCAAACAATTCGCTTATCAGAAAGAATATCCAACCACTCATCACCAATAGTAGGCTTAAAATATAGTGGTGAAATAGACATTGCATAACTGCTCAATGTCTCTTGACCAGTAGCACCTGCTACTGTGTAGTAAAAGGTATACTGAAATTCAGTATCGTTTGATGAATCACCCTGGGCCATACGATTATTTAATATTAGACCCTACGTATGGTAACTTTATCTGCAACATCTGATACTTTGTAGAAATATGCATACTCAAAATCTTTTAATTGATAGTCTCTTGCAAGAATTGCATTATCAATATATCTATAATTTGGGTTCCATACTACGAAGCTTAAATTTGGTGTTACATTATTACCGTTAACAGTCTCGAGACCAACTATACCGTCAATGTTTAATATATCCTTTGTAATCTGTGATGTATCAACAATACTGCCTAGCTCAGCTGAAGTAAATTCATTTTTAATTACCTTTGCAATACCGCTACGAATTGCAGCATCACTAATCGAAACATTCCTATCAACAGTAACACGTAACATTGTGTCATTGACGATATTATCAATAGTATTGCTCTCGGTAACCTCACCAACACCGAAACTAAACGCTTTAAAGATTGGATCAGATATAACTACGTTATGTGTTATATCTTTCTTTTTCTTACAGTATTCAGCAATTAGCTTTTTCTGACCTTCGTTTAGGTAGTGAGGAATACGCTCATCAATAACCGGTTGATTAGTACGTACAGTGTATATATAAATATTGTTAAAGTTTGTTGACGTTGAAAAATTAACCTGTGACAGTAACGTACGTGCATCGTCTATACCACGTTTCACACCAATGTTGTTAAAGTAAAATAACACCTGCGATGTGTAATCTTCGTTGGATAAAACTTTAACAGGTCTTGTTATAGTTCCGAAGTTTCTATCTACATGTGCCTCATAGTCGGTCTTGCTAACTAACCTATCCTGTGAAGCAAATATCTTTGATACGTTATTTCTTATATCTTCAACTGACTCAGCTAACTTAATAGGTGTTGAAGCATATTCATTGTTTACCGTAATAGTTGGTAGTGTTGCCGGTACAATTGTATTAACATCAACATACAGTTGTTCCTTTATCTCAGTAAACACTGCCGTATTAAACAGATTGAAGTTTGATCCGTTAGTTGATCCATTACCAACTAGCCCTGATTCGTTGTCTGACACTATATAAAATACAGCAACAGTATCACCTTCTCTTAACGCAAAGCCGTTGTTATTATCACCGAACTTAAATTCATAATTACCATCATGATTTAGTCTCTTTTCATAACAAGTATTACTTGGTGCTTCTAAAAACAGTGATGCTGTTTCTGTCCATTGTGCCCAGTTACCTGTAACATTGGATTTAACATAAACATTAAAGGTGTTATCAGCTATAAATTGTTCATCAGAGATATTCTTTGCTGTCTTCTTTACCTGTGGTGATGTATAGCTATCAATTAGTGTAATAGTCTCGTAACCCTCACCAGCAGCCGTAAACAACGCCTCTTTAAGCGATCCTTGATGCAGTATACTGTAGTTAACCTCTAAGTCCTCTAGAACAGTAGATTCAACCTTTTCAAAGGTAATATCTTCGAGGGTATAATAACCAGCCGCTCCAAGATTAACAAATGAGAACTTCGGCAGAACATACACCCCTGAATCCAAGTTCTGAGCCTGTAAGCTCACGTCTAATATTGATGTCTGATCACCGAGAGGTTTGTAACCGATGTTTGACACAAGCTTACTCATATTTTCATATATAGTAGCTGTTGTAAATGTACTCTCGTTTGATGTTGTGTTTAGGTAGAATAGTAAAACATGATACATGTATGCTACAACATCAATAAAAGCGCTAAAGTTGGATCCCTCAAAGTTCTGATCAGTAAATGCTTCATTCTCATTTAATCTTTCAATAATCAGCTCCTTAAGAGAATTTGCATCGAAACTTAAGTAAGCATCTTTTGGTAATTTAAAATCTGTAAAGTTATCTATGTTCATCGATGTATTATGTATATTTATGTATGTAGATCACTATTAATAGCTTAAATCGTTACGTATCCGTCGCGGTTCAAAGTCGCCTTTAGGTTAAGGTTGTATATATCTAGTGATGGTACTGAAAACAGGATGTCAATATAATACTCTGCCTCATCAGGCTCACCAGTAACTGAGACACCCTCTAATTCTATACGTGGCTCCTGTACACCTAGATTATTGTATACTTGAGAGGCAATAAAAAACGACGTTGTAGTGTTAATTGGCTCAAACAAGTAACCCCTCAAGTCTAGCCCAAACGTTGGATTTAGTAACTTCTCTCCCGGGGCTGTTGTCATAATATTCTGAACAGCATTAAAGACTGACTGAGCGTCTTGTAACTCAGCCAAATCCTTTGGTTCAGCTATTGAATATAACTCATCCCTTACATATCTAGAGAATTCAAGATCTAGTTTAATATCCTTATATAGATATCCTCTCTCTAGAGATCTCTGCTCCGCTTTAGACTGTTCTAGTATATCTAACTCAATCACAAGTATATTTAATCAATACAACACCTTTGAAAGCAAATTATTTAATTTCATAACTTTCGCTGTAAATGTTAACAAAGCGGCATAAATAATGTTATGGCTAAGCAAAAGAAATTTATTCCACTACTCGAATCCTATATGAAAAGGTTCGAACGCGGTGGTTTTTTAGTAGGTGACATTTTCGAGTTTGATGACAATTTTAAGAGTCATGATGAATACAAAGAACTAGGTCAAAACGTTAAGGATATGCTTGACGAGATGATTGAGTCTGGTCTACATATTCGTGTTGTAGGTATTAAAGATGTGTCACCACAACGATACCCTGCTAACAGTGATGGTGGTTCATTAGCACCAGTTCTCAATATTGCACTTGATAATACAGGCGGTAGAATTACACATCGTTGCTCTATTCCTTGTTGTTTAGGTCAACCTGGTGAGTCTCCTTACCCAAATCAAGACCCTATCCCTGATAGCTTGTATCGTAAGAATAAGGTTAATATTAAGCCAGAAGAACTAGCCGAGGACGAAGAAAACCTTTCTAACAAGACAGATAAGGGTGACGGAAAGCTTAGTCAGACAGAAAGAAAGCTTCCTACACAGAACACAGAAATTCCTTCGGATGCAGTAACCCCATCAATGGAAGTTAATGCATACACGAAGGATTACCTGAGCGGTTTGAAAGGATAATTAGTATGTTAGATAAAGTACAAGCAGCTTTAGATGTCGCAGGTATTGAACCTACTATAGGTACAGCTGCAGATGGTGCAAACGCTGTTATATCTCTTTTAAGAGCTGCAGCGGCTGACGAAAAGGATAGTAAGAAGAAGCATCTTATTAACGCTGGTATAAGCGCTGTTTCTATGGTTCCGTTTGCCGATGTAATTAAGATCTTTAAGGCTAAGCCTGTTAGAAAGCTAGCTGTTAAAGGTGCACGGACTATAAAGCAAGCAGCAACAACACAGAAATCAACAGGTACGCGTTTTAATGAGCAGTGTGAGGCTTACTTAAGACAATACTCTCTCTAGATTAACCCAACAAGCAAATGCGTTAATTTCCTTATCCAGTACTAACGCGCTTTTATAGAGATGATCAGCTAATATAGTGATCATCTCTTTCTTTTTCATGTCATCAATAGGTTGTTCGTATAGATGATCGAGAAAGTTAGCCATAAGGGTATCATAATCGCCTTGAAACCTATCTTCACTCTCAATTAAGTGCTTTCTTAGTTCTAATGACTTACCGGTAGCTATCTTTTCGAAGATCGACTTAAGTAGAGCTTCATCTGCAGTACTATTTGTAATATGCAGCTCGGAGTTAATTACACTCTTCTGCAACTCGTTAATAGTCTTACGAAGATCAGGGAAGTACCTCTTAACGAGCATTACAAACTCTTTCTTCTGTACATCTGATACTACTACCTCTTCTTGTTGTAGAATACTATAACACCTCTTAACAGCCTGATCAATTACAGGCTTCAGATCAAGTGATTGACACCTAGACTGTAGAGCAGGAATGATTTTATGCTTATAGTTAGCAGTAAGAATAAAGCGGCAGTACTTAGCGTACGTCTCCATAGTATTACGCAATGCTCCCTGTGCCTGAGAGGTTAGACCGTCAGCCTCATCTAGTATTACCACTTTAACGCCACCGTCGAATGACTTGGTCTGAGCAAAGTTAGTGATATTGTGTCTGATGGTGTCAATACCTGACTCATCTGACGCATTAATATAAAGATAATTACATCCTAATATATCATTAACAATAATCCTAGCTAAGGTCGTCTTACCTGTACCTGGATTACCGGTGAATAGTAAGTTAGGTATTTCATCCTTAAACTGACTAACAACTCGAAGAGATTGTTCATCTAAGATAAGATCATCAAGCTTTGTCGGCCTGTACTTTTCACACCAAATACCTTTAAAATCAATCATTATCGTTTTTTACGTTTTTTACTAGGTTTACTTACAGATACTGTAACGGTCTTTCTAATCTTAGTCTTACCTACTTTTCGCTCTGTTACCTTTGTTTTTCTTGTTGTGCCCATATCTTTATCTTCCTGAGGACCCAAAGCCTTTTTCACCTCTTTCGGATTCAACAGCTTCACCTTCACTCACAACTACAGGGTGATTAGCATACACAACAAACTGAGCAATACGATCCCCAGCTTTGACTTCATAGTCTCTATCAGTTAGATTGTATAATTTTACACCTGCATCAGAACGATAACCTTCATCAATAATACCAGGATGAGGCATAATACCATGCTTGAACCCAAGTCCAGATCTACCTTCGATCTTAACCCAAAATCCAGGCTCAATAAAGCTAAACTTAAGTCCTACATC